TATACTAGACGACAACAGGTTTGTGACAGCGGAAGAATATTTGAAAGCAGTAGCGAAAGTTAAGTCTGTTATAAGCACTAAAAAACTAATAGAAGCTATTGACTTAATTCTTCCGAATGAAGGATCAAAAGCTATTGCTCAAGTAGAGCAGTCGGAAGAAATATATGGAGAAAACACGAACATAGTTAAGCCACCAATAGACGTGTCTTTATTAGAGAGTGCTTTTTTACTAAACTCTGTTCATTACAGATGTTGTGTTATAAAAGCAGAAGACGTAACTTCTAAAGGGTTTATCCTTGAACAAAAAACTACACATACGGCTAAACAAGACACTGAAGTTAATTCTAAACAACTTGACAAGGAAATAAAAGAGGCACACGACTTAATAGAAAACTGTTTTGAAGGACGAGGTGGTAAAGCAGTTGTTGACGCATTGCTTATAGACCAACAAAGTATAGGATGGGGTTGTTGTGAGGTTATTAGAACTATAGATGGCAAGATAGTTGACCTTATACCACACCCTGCTAAAACATTTAGATGGACAAGAGAAGGTTTTATAGTTCAGCAGGTTGGCGACAAAGCAGTTAGGTTTTTGCCTTTTGGAAAAAAGTTTATATATAAACAAACTAAGCGAGGACGTAAGTTAGTTGACATAGTTTCAATAGAACCAGACGCAACGAAAGAACCGAAGAAGGTTCCAATTGATAAGTCTGCTACTGAAATACTTTGGTTTAATAGATATACTTCTGCTGGCGGTGTTTATGGAATACCTGACATTGTGTCTGCGTTACCTTCTTTGTCAAATGTTACAAGCATAGACGACTACTTAAGCAAATTCTTTGAAAACAACGCAGTTCCTCAATATGCAGTGTTGGTAGAGGGCGTAGACGAAATAGACCAAAGTGTTATAGCGATGATTAAGACATACTTTAAGAAGGAACTTAAAGGAAAACCTCATTCAACGATGGTGCTTCAAGTTCCTATGGGTGGGAATATAAGGTTTGAGAAACTTTCAGTTGAGAGAGAAGGAGCCTTCCAAGAAACTAAGAAAGTAAGCAGAGAAGACATATACATAGCACACGGAGTTCCGCCAGCTCGTATAGGTATCATAGAAACGTCTAACTTAGGTGCTGGAAGTGGTCTTAGTCAGGCTGAAAGCTACAAGAACGGAGTAGTTATACCTTTGCAGAAACTTGTAGCAGAACAATTTTGGGGAGCTATCTTTGGAAAATATGGTATGGGCTTAATGAACATACAGCTTAGATATATAGAGCTTGAAGTTAGAGACTATGTAAGTTTAAAAGAACAGCATATAGCATATCTCGACAGAGGTGTTCTTACTATCAACGAAGTTAGAAAAGAACTAGACTACCCGCCTATACCTGGTGGAGACAGAGCTTTCTTGAAAATGACTCGTGGAATTGTATTTATAGATGAGCTTGAAGACGCTAAATTCATACCACCTGTTAATGTAATACCGTCAACAGTTGAACCAGACAAAGAAAAAAGCGTTGACTTGATAGTTGAAAAAGTATTTAACAAGTTGGTTGACTACATAGAAAAAAGAGACAAGAAAACTAAAAGTCCTAAAAAGCGTAGTAGAAAACAATAATTGTTTATACATAAACGGTTTTTTATAAAATATATTAACAGAAGGAGGTCCGACACAACCATGAAGACTGTAGATATTTTAAGAAGCAATGTATATAGTTTTAGGTTGCCGATGGGCTTTTGCTATATAAGCAAAAAGGCTAAAGGCGAAGAAAAGCATATTATTGAAGGTTTTGTGTCTATGAAAGACAGTGAAAGGGACTACGATATAATACCACCAGAAGCGTTTAAAATAGACACATATATGCAAAACCCACAAGTTTGGTATAATCACGGTCTTTGGAAAGACGAGAACGGCAACGAAATTCCCGTAGGAAGGACTATATTTTTAACTATTGCAAGACTTGAGAAACTTCCTGAAGACGGTTCTTTTGCTGTAATAGACACACTGGACGAAAAAGAAACTGTATTAGGTTTTATAACTAAAGAAAAAGCTGAAGCACTAAACCTTTCTGAAAAAGACATAGGTTTATGGGCAAGGTGCAAAATTACAGTTGACGAAGTATGGAAACTAATAGAAGAAGGTGAATTGAATGCTTTCAGTTGGCAGGGCAAAGTTAAAGTAAGAGAAGAGGTTAGAGAAAGAGACGGCGAACCTAAAATAGTAATGGTTGCGGAAGAGATAGACCTTTTTGAAATAAGCGTAGTATTTGTTCCTGCTAATGAAAAAGCTGTGTTTTCAGTAGCTAAGTCTTTGTTTTCTAAAGACAATAGCATAATGACTCAAACAGCAAAAGAAAAGAAAGAACAATATGAATGTGAATGTATAGAATGTGGCTATAGAGAAGTTTCTGACAAACATTGTAAAGATTTGAAATGTAAAAAATGTGGTGGTCAAATGAGAAGAGTCGGTAGACCTGGACCTGGACAGAAGTCCTTTATGTGTATTCTTGAAGAAAGTGAAGGACATATGCACGTGGCTGAAGTCTTCCTAACAGAAGACAATACATTGGTAGGTAAAACTCTTATTACCAGAGGAAATGTTGACCAACACGAGCATTCTATAAATTGTTCTATAGACATGGCTGTAACAAATGCGTCTTCAAATGGAACTGAACATTTCCACAAAATAGACATAACTAATGTAAAGAAGTATATAGACTCTCAGCAAGCTAATATGTCTAAGTCTATTGTTCCATTTCAGGACTTTCCATTAGCTCCTATGGACATGCGTTGGTCGTTTACTACGGCTGACCAGAATGCTTTATTAGGTAAGGGTGAAAAGAAAGACTGGGCTACGTATAGAAGAGTTCACATATACTATAACCCTGAGAAAGCTGACACAAAAGCTGGGTATAAATTGCCTATAGCTAAAAAAATAAACGGTAGAATAAAAGCTGTTCCAAGAGGTATTATGGCAGCTATGGGAGTATTGCTTGGAGCAAGAGGTGGTGTAGACATACCTTCCAATGAGAAGAAAAAAGCATACAACCACTTGGTAAAATATTATAAAAAGATGGACAAGAAACCCCCTGAATTTAAGCAGATGTCTTATTATTCTTTTGTAGAGCATTTAAAGTCTAACTTAAATATTGAGGAAAAAGAGATTGAAGACTTAATAGGTAAGAGTGTTGAATGGACGGTTGTTAAAAGTCAAAATGTAAAAAAGGAGGACAAAGCCGTGAACAGATTGTCGCAAATAAAAGACTTAGTTAGCGACTCTCCGTTGAGAATTGCTGACGAAGTGAAATATGGGGAGTTCTTAGACGCAATGGACGACGACGAATATGCAAAACACTTGGAACTTCTAAATGAGTTGGTTGGTCAGGAAGAAAAACATGTCATAGTCGTTTCTGAGAAAGGAGAAGACGTAGAACTTTCTATAGTTAAAGAAGCTGACTACACTGAACAACAGACTTCTGACAGCATAGATGACACAAAAGCAAAGGATGACAATACTGCTAAGAGTGATGAAAAAGCTTCTTCTGACAAAGACAAAATTGATGTTGACGAGTTAATTAAAAAGCTTAAAGAAGAAATTGTCAAAGAACTTAAAGAAGAGCTTAAATCTTCTAGTGATACAGACAAAGACATTAAAGAAAAGAAAGATGACAAATTGACTATTGAAGACGTAAAACAATTGCTTGCTGACAAACTTGAAGAAGTTATGTCAGGGAAACTACAGACGTCAACAGTTGAATTGAAAAGTTTAGAAACTGCAATTGAGAAGTTTTCTCAAGCTGTTGACAAATTGGGTTCTATGAAAATAGCTTCTAAGGGAGTTTCTCACTTTGACTTGGACAAAGACTACGACAAACTTGACGAAGAAAGTTTCTGGGATGGAATTTTCCCTGAAAACTTAAGCGGTGGGGACATTATGTATTAAACGAAAGGAGACGACGCTATGTTTGTATTAAAGAAAAAAAGAGCAGAAATAATGCAGAAGTCTCAGATAGACACTTCTGCATTAGGGACAGGTGTGCTAAATAGAGCTCAAGCTGACAAGTTCATTGACTTGATTGTAGAAAATCAAAGAATCTTAAACTTGATTACAACTAAGAAAGTTGACAACGCAAAAGGTCAGATTGACAAAATAAACATAACTACACATGTATTACGCAAACAAGGTTCTGAAGGTGTAGAAGAAACTGAAACTTCCTCTCCGAATGTTTCTTCGGTAAACTATGACTGCCAGACAGTTGTAGCATGTTTTGATTTAACAACTGAAGCAGAAGAAGACAACATTGAAGGTAAAAACTTTAAGAAAACATTAGTTAATGGTTTTTCCAAAGCTATTTCTAACGACCTTGCAAAACTTGTATGGGAAGGTGACGACAGCTTAGGAACTTCTACAGCAGAAGAGAAACTTCTTAGAACATTTGACGGAATACATATTAAGACACAGTCTTGTCCTAACATTGTAGACGCTAACGGAACGGGAGTAAGCTTGCTTCTTTTCAAAGACTTGCTTGCTAAACTTCCTAAAAAGTATAAGACAAAAGGTTATAAGAAAAACTACAGATGGCTGGTTAGCACAAATGTTAGCGAAGACATGCAGTATGCTTATGCTAACAGAGCTACTCCAGGTGGCGACTCTGGTTGGACTGGTGACATTGTGCTTAAACCGTTTGGTATTATAATGGAAGAGTGTCCTTATCTTCCTGAAGACTTGACAATAGGAACTGCTGCAACTGACGGAACATTTATGTTGCTTGCAGATCCGAAAGACAACATGATTCTCTTTGTAAGACGTAAGATTACATTCCACTATGACTTCAGACCGAGAAAAGGTAAAACAGAAGTTACAATTTATATGAGACTTGATTTTGAAATACCTAACTTAGATGGAATAGCAAAAGCAAGAAGTATCAGTTGCGATTCTTCAACAGCTTACAGTGGTTAACTTTTAGAGTAAGTATAGGGTGGCTTGACAAAGCCGCCCTATACTTATAAAATTAAATATTAAGTATTAACGATTAACATTAAAGGAGGATTCAAATGGGTCTTGTCTTAATAAGGTTCCCCAAGTATGTTTACAGAGACACTCTCTACAATTTTGTCTTTGAAAAAGGAAAACCTGTCTACAACCTGCCTTTTGAAGTAGAGGAAAGACTTAGACACACTGGGTATTTCCACTATGTTCCAGAAAAAGGTAAAGAAGTTCCTACACACATACTACAAGAGCAGAAAAATGCAGAAGCTAAAGCATTGACAAAAGAAGAGAAACAGAAAAAGTATGAGATTATGCGAGAACAACTTAAAAAACTGAAAATGAACAAGCTAGACGAAGAAAAAGTTACTTCGGTAGTGATAGACGAAAACGGTGTGTATGAAGAAGACTCTGAAGACAGTAAGGTTGATGTAGACATTGACGGCAAAGAAGAAGAAAAACAAATTCAAGAAACAGAACAAACAAAGACGATATTAGAAAAAAGAGCTAAACTTATAAAAATGCTTTACGGAGCGAGGTTTCCAAAACCTGTCGTAGAAGACTTAGCAAATAAGAGCATTGCCATTTTTAAGAAAATGCCAGAAGCTACTGAGAAAGAAGTGTTTGCTATGTTAAAAGCAAGGTATTATAACAAAGTAGGAACAACTGACAAAGTTAAAAGGACGCCTAAGAAGAAAAGTAATACGACAGGTAAATAATGGGTGTTGTAGTTCTTGTAAAGTTTAAACAATACAAATACAAGGCTATAGAATATAAACAGTTTGTTCCTACCGAACCGCCAGAAGAAGACGAAGCTTACTTGAAACAGACTGGTTATTTTCTATGGTATAGAGACTATTCAGAAGTTCCTGAAATATACAAAGCACCGCACTTTCTACCTTCAGGGAAACTGCCTGCGAATACATTGGGTATAGACTTGTCAGACAAACGCATTTTGATTAAGCGAAATGGTGGTTTTGGTGACATTATAATAGCTATAGGAGCTATAGAAGCTATAAAGAAAAAGTTTCCAACTGCTTACATTTCATTAGCTTGTCAAGACTGGCAGTTTCCTGTTGCAAGGTTGTTTCCTACAGTTGACAGCTTGGTATATTACAGAGATAGTAGAAGTCTTTCAACTATATGCAACTACGACATTATAGTTGACTTGACTGGTGTTGTGGAAGACAACTCTCAAAGAAAACATATAAACTACTATGAGTTACATAAAAGGTTTCTTATAGAAAAATACGAAGCTGCTTTTTTAAAAAACATGGTTATAGAACCACCCCAATTGGACTATACTTTGCTTCCAGAAAATGAAGTGAGTGCTTATTTAGACGCTTTGCGGCTGTATAAAGGTGAATATGTAGTATTGCATGCTGGTGGAAGTAGTATTTTGAGAAAGTGGAGTAATGTAAAGTGGAAAAGTTTAGCATATTACATAACAACTAATTCAAATAAAAAAGTTGTATTTGTAGGCAGCAAATATGACTTTGCTTTGTCAGACGAGTCTGTAGGTATATACAGCATAACAACTTTTTCGTTAGACAAAGTAGCTTCTGTATTAAAAAATTCTGCTTTCTTAGTAACGACTGACACTGGAATGCTTCATTTAGCAGGTGTCTTGAATGTTCCTATGGTATGTCTATGGGGAAGCACTTCACCTGAAATAGTAAGTTCTATGTATAAGAACAAACAAGTTCATATAATTAGCAAAGGTTGTTCATTAGCTCCTTGTTTTTTCTTACGCAGGTCTAAATGTCCTAATTTGCAAGAAAATGCTTTATGTATGAGCTTTATTAAAGTTCCAGATGTATTAAAAACAATAGAGCAACATGACTTAATTTCTTTTAGAAAACATAGGCTTCCTGACAACATTGTAGCAGAAGTAGGACCTGACTTGACAGAGAAAGTGAATGTATATAGAAATAGACAAGGTCCGAAAGACATGAAGCTTCAAGACATAGTTGTCAGTGGAGTTAAAGGGACAAGAGTTTTATATATAACTGAAAGTGAAGTTGTGTATAGTGGCGGTAGGTATTATGGTTGGTCTGTAATGAAAGCGTTAGCAGAAAGAGGTTTTAACATATGG